GATTATCCTGAGTTTGATGACCTTCCTGTTGTAGTCCCTGTCGAGCCAGTACCACCACCAGAAGAACCTCCATTAGAAGTAGCTCCTCCAGTTGTAGAGCAACCTGTAGAAGAACCTACAGAAACCACAGGTAGTAGTGGTGATGAAGGAACTCCGGCAGAGCCTATTGTTGAACAACCTACAGATGTAGGAGAAGAACAGCCTACATCCACAGACATTATTGCTGCTCAGTTAAGAGAAGCTATCGGTGCTGAAGAAGACCCTAATGTTAAAGAAGGTCTACAGATAGAGTTAGAAAAGTGGCTATCCGGTGGCCCCACAGAATATCAGACTGTTCCCAGTGGCCCACCTCCTCCAGATGTAACTGGAGACTTTGACGTTACCGATGCAGTATCTTGGGTTGCCCGTCTAACAGACTATTTTAAGGAGCAACCTGCTTCTGATTTAGATATTGAGCCTACAGATCCTTTAGCTGATGACTTCCCTGAAGTACCGCTTACAGGTGGCCCTGTAGCTTTTGACCCTGTAGACCCTGTAGAGCCTGTAGAGACTGTAGAAGAACCTGTAGAGCCTGTAGAAGACCCAACAGGCGGAACAGCAGAAACAGGTGTAGGAGCCGGAGATACAGGAACAGGAGGTGGTGAAGGCACTGGAGAAGGCACTGGTACTGGTGCAGGAGTGGGTGCTGGGTTAGGCGTAGGTCTTACTTTAGGGCTTGCATCAGGAATGTTAAAACCCCAAGCAGTTACTGACACTTTGTTCAAAGATATACCATTTAAGAGAAACTACCAAGCTCCTGAAATAATAGGCGCTATTGAAGATTTACCCACGTATAAAGCCCCTCAAGTTGGCTTGTTTCAAGGAATTATATAATGAGTACAACTTATTTATCATTAGTCAACAGTGTCCTTAGACGATTGAGAGAAGACGAAGTATCTGGTGTAACTAACACAGCTTACTCTAAGATGGTAGGTGACTTTGTAAACGATGCAAAGACACAAGTAGAGAACGCACATGACTGGTCTACTCTAAGGACTACAGTAGTTGTTCCTACAGTTGAAGGAACTACAGAATATAGCTTGACAAATGCAGGAGAACGTGTTAAAATATATAGCGTTATTAACGATACTTCTAATTTCTTTATTAATTACCAAACACCTACATGGATTAACAACGCAGTCTATAACACTGGGTCTATCAGCGGCTCTCCTGAATACTACACCTACTCAGGAGTAGATAGCTCAGACGATACTAAGGTTAGAGTTTATCCTAATCCTGATGGTGTATATTCATTACGTTTTGATTTAATAGCAAGGGAAAGCGACCTATCTAATGATGCAGACGAAACTGTATTACCTGCTAATCCTATCATTCATATCTCAGTTGCTTTACTCGCAAGAGAAAGAGGAGAGACTGGCGGCACGACTGCACAAGACTACTTTGCCATTGCAGACCGTCATTTATCAGACGCAATTGCGCTAGACGCTTACAAGAATCCAGAAGAATTTATTTGGCAACCTAAGTAATGGCTCAGCAAAGACAAAACATCTACATAGGCGCTCCGGGGTTTCGTGGGTTAAACACTCAAGATTCTCCTGTGGGTCAAGACCCTTCCTTTGCTTCTGTTGCAGAAAATGCAGTCATTGACAAGTTTGGTCGTATTGCAGCGCGTAAGGGTATAAATAAGCTCACTAGCTCAGCAACGCCACTGGGGTCTAGTATAGGTGTAGAAACTATCTTTGAGTTTGTAGACTATAGCGGAGACAAAGTTGTTTTCTCTACTGGCAATAGTAAGATATTCACAGGCACCACCACACTAACTGATGTTACTCCGGGCAGCTACACAGTATCTGCAAACAACTGGAAGATTATAAACTTTGCTGACCATGCTTACTTTTGGCAGCGAGGACAAGAGCCGCTAATATACACCGATGAGTCAGGCTCTGGTGTCCTTGAGAAGTTTAGTGACCATTCTCATGCTACAGGTACACCACCACAGGCTAACGAAGCATTAGCTGCCTTTGGTCGTGTATGGGTTGCTGACGTTACAGGGAACAAGCACACACTGTACTGGTCAAACTCTTTGGCAGGACATGAGTGGACAGGTGGTAGTTCAGGTAGTTTAGACATCACTACAGTCTGGCCTACAGGACACGATGAGATTGTAGCACTAGCAGAGTTTAATGACTTTCTAGTTATCTTTGGTAAGCGTAGCATACTATTGTACCAAGGTGCTTCATCACCATCCAGCATGACACTATCTGATACTATCACTGGTATCGGATGTATCGCTAGAGACAGCGTACAGAGCAACGGTACAGACCTTATATTCTTGTCTGACTCTGGTTTACGTAGCTTAGGTAGAGTTATCCAAGAGAAGTCTAATCCTATTGGTAATGTATCCAAGAATGTACGTGACACTATGATGCAGGCTGTAAACACACAGACAGGTAACATTAAGTCAGTGTACAGCCCAGAAGAAGCCTTCTATCTGTTGTTCTTACCTTCCTCCTTGGAAGTCTATTGCTTTGATATGCGCGGGACGTTAGAAGATGGCAGTTATAGGGCGACTACTTGGGAAGGCAATGCTCTACTGTGTGGCGAGAGAGCAGAAGACGGTACATTGTACTTTGGTAACTCAGTAGGTGTCAACGACTACAGTGATTACTTGGATGATGCTGATACGTACACATTCAAATACTTCACAAACCCACTGTCCTTTGGCGACCCCTCGAAAGTTAAGATGCTCAAAGAGATTAACTTTACAATCATAGGCGGCTCAGGTAGTGAGATAGTAGGCAACTGGGCTTACGACTACACTGAAGGTTACAGTAAGCAAGCATTCACTGTTGCTACTAGCCTTATCGCAGAGTACGGAATATCTGAGTACAACGTAAGTACGTCAGAGTACAGTGCTACTATTGTTATTGACGTTGCTAAGCTTAAAGCAACAGGGTCAGGCAAAGTAGCAACTATAGGCATAGAAGCAACAATAGACCAACGGGCCTTGTCAATACAAGAGCTAAATACTGAAGCAGTTATAGGTAGACTTATATAATGACTGATTATACAAAAACAACTAACTTTGCAGCAAAGGACTCCTTACCTTCAGGCAACGCTAACAAGATTGTCAAAGGCACTGAGATTGATACAGAGTTTAATAACATTGCAACAGCGTCAGCGACTAAGGCAAACATTGCTAGTCCTACGTTTACTGGCACAGTAACTATACCCACAGCAGACATCAATGGTGGTGCTGTAGACGCTACGACTATAGGAGCATCTAGTGCTTCAAGTATCGTGGGCACAACCGTTGTAGCAAACACCAGCATCAACATTGCAGGTGATGGCGCTACTGTAACTGGCATTAAAGATGAAGATGATATGTCTTCCAATAGTGCCACCAAACTGGCTACTCAACAGTCCATCAAAGCATACGTTGACAGCCAAGTAACCGCACAGGACTTAGATGTTACTGACGGCTCATCAAGCATTGACATTGACTTAGATAGTGAGTCTCTGGGCATTCTAGGCGGCACAGGGCTATCTTCTACTGCATCAGGTACAAGTGTAACCCTTGCAATAGACAGCACCGTAGCGACGCTTACAGGCTCTCAGACTCTGACTAATAAGACGCTTACTGCTCCTACTCTTACAGGCACAGCAGTAGTAGCTTCTTTGGACATCTCAGGCGACGTAGATGTTGACGGTACGTTGGAAACTGACGCACTGTCTATCAACGGTACTACAGTAACCAGCACAGCCGCTGAGCTTAACATTCTGGACGGAGTAACGTCTACTGCCGCTGAGTTAAACATACTTGATGGTGTAACGTCCACTACCGCTGAACTTAACATCCTTGACGGTGTTACGTCTACAGCAGCAGAGCTTAATATACTAGATGGTAAAGCATTTCTTGATGAAGACAATATGGCATCTAACAGTGCTACAGGTATTGCTTCTCAACAGTCTATTAAGGCTTATGTAGACTCACAGGTAACTGCACAGGACTTAGACGTTACTGATGGTTCTACATCTATTGATATTGACCTTGACTCAGAGTCTTTAGGTATCCTTGGTGGTACAGGTATTGACTCCGCTGCATCAGGTACTGGAGTAACATTGTCTATTGACAGCACTGTTGCTACGTTAACTGGTTCACAGACTCTTACGAATAAGACATTGACTGCTCCTACGCTCACAGGTACGGCTGTAGTGGCTTCTCTGGACATCTCTGGTGATGTAGATGTTGATGGTACTTTAGAAACTGATGCGCTATCTATTAACGGCACAACGGTTACGTCTACGGCAGCAGAGTTAAACATCTTAGACGGCGTTACCTCTACCGCTGCCGAGCTAAACATCCTAGATGGTGTGACGGCTACCACTGCTGAACTTAACTATGTGGACGGCGTAACTTCTGCCATACAGACCCAGATAGACGCTAAGGCACCTATTGCTAACCCGACCTTCACCGGCAGCTTCACAAGCCCCGGTATTGACGATAACGCAGATGCCATAGCTATCACGATTGATAGTTCGGAAAATGTGGGTATCGGGACTGGCAGCGCCGGTACATTTAGAACAAAGATTAAACATAGTGCAGCAAGCGTAACAACGGGATTGGGCATTGAGGCTTCTGCAAATGACTCTGTATTGAGAATTTTCCACTCAGGCAGTCTTGCTGGCTTTAACGCCACCTACAGCAGCACTGGAGCCTATGTTCCGATGGTGTTCAATGTCGGGGCAGGCGGGGAGGCCATGCGCATCGACAGCAGTGGTAACGTGGGCATCGGGACTGGCAGCCCAAGCAGTTACAGCGCCTTCGCAGACAACTTAGTAGTTGCGGGAGCTGCGCAAACAGGTATCACTATCGCAAGTGGAAACAGCACACAGTCGGGCGTTTATTTTTCGGATGGTACGTCAGGTGCTCAACAGTACGCCGGATACCTTGATTACAACCATAGCAGTGAAGATTTTTTTATTGGCGCAGGAGCGCAGACTCGCGTAACGATTGACGGAAGCAATGGCGACCTTATACTTGCTGCCAACGCAACAGGTGCGGCATTAATCAAAGGCGTATCAGGAGACCAAACAGATAGAAATACGGGAGGTTATCCGCAATACACTTTTGTTGGTAATGAAGGCACAGGCATAAGACGAGCGTCAGCAAATGTTTTAGCGTTTGATACCGCTGGCGCTGAAGCCATGCGCATCTTGTCATCAGGCGGTATCACGTTTAACGGGGATACAGCATCAGCAAATGCGCTGGATGACTATGAAGAAGGGACATGGACTCCAGCTTTAATTGCAGGCACTACGAACCCGACAGGTGGTGGCGCACAAAATCCCGTTGGCGCATACACAAAAATTGGTAATCGCATTTTCGTTACTTTCTATGTTGGGCGGTCTTATACAAATAGTCCATCAGGACTCATATATATAAGCGGATTGCCTTACACCATATTGAATTCGTCGCAGAATAGCGCATTTTTTAACGTATCAACCTACAACATAAATTTTGGCTCCAGCGGCGTTCCTTTCGGGATTCCGCAGCTGAACGACCAGACAGTAGCCTTCTACAGCATGACCAGTAATACTGGCTGGAGCACATTGGAATGGCAGAATCACGCAAACGGAACGATCTTTATTTCTGGTCAGTTCAGTTACATCACTAATTCATAACTTACGCCTAGTGGATTCTAGGCACGGACAGGAGAAAAAAAATGGCATTAGAAAAAACAATTAAAGAAGACAAGATTGAGGTGATAGACGCGGGTGATTGGAAGATGGTGCAAGTGCGCACTGCAACCATTATCACCGAAGACGGTAATGAGCTTAACCGCTCTTTCCACCGTCACGTTGTATCACCCGCTGATGATTGGTCTGACGCAAGCGCAGAGATACAAGCCATCTGTGACGCAGTTCACACTGACGCAGCAATCGCTGCTTACAACGCAGTACAGCAGGAAACACCGTAATGGCAGCAACATGGACAGTATCCTCAATGGACAGAACCCTAACCGACGGCGACCTAAGCGACGTTGTAACTGTACTCCACTGGCAATGTACCAACAGTGAGACAGTGGATGACGTAACGCACTCAGGCAGATGCTACGGCACTGTATCGCTAGAAGCACCAGATGCAGATGCCTTTACTGCTTATGCAGACATATCAGAAGCAGATGCTATTGCTTGGGCTAAAGCAGCCCTTGGTGAGGAGCAGGTTGAAGCATGCGAAGCATCAGTCGCTAATCAAATTGAACTCAGCAAAAACCCAGTGAGCGGTAATGGAGTACCTTGGTAATGGAATTACTATTAAACATCTTTAACATTGCTACAGCAGCCGTTGCGCTAGCATCAGCAATAACAGCAATAACACCAACGCCCAAGGACGATGCTATGGTTGCTAAAGCATATAAAGTCCTTGAGTATTTTGCCTTAGTAGTTGGTAAAGCAAAGCAATAGGTGAAAGTAAGTATGGCTGTCAACACTGAAATGGAAGTAGCTTTAGAAGCCTTAGAACGCATATCTGAACATGAGAGAGAATGTGGTGAGCGTTGGGGCGAAGCTATAGTAGAATTACGTGAACTTCGTAAGGTGGCTGACAGTCATGCAGCCAGATGGGAAAAGCTGGCATGGCTTGTTGTCACTGTAGTAGTTACAACAGCAGCAACAGTAATAACAAGTTTAGTGATATAGAGAGATAGAATAATGGCACA